CTAGTTGGATCGGATCGTCAGGCTCCCCAAGCCGAACGTGAAGCGCCCCTGGGCGTCCTTAATCATCTGCAGGGCCTGGAGCCGGATCGTCCGCTCATCATCTGGCGCGCCCTCGAGGCCGCCGGCGATCCGCTCAGCCGCCAGCTGCACGGCGGCGGGGTCGAGGTCGGCCAGGATCTCCTCGGCCAACAGCTCCAGGGCCAGCAGCCGCATCTCGTCTTCGTCCATGGCCATGCGTCGCTCTACGGGAGAAAATTACAAAGGCTTCACGGGTGTGGTGTTAAAGACCCATGGACGAACAGTCGTTGGGCGCCTACCTTGACGATGTGCCGGAACCCTGTAGGACCCGGCACTGTTTGCGAATAGACCGCTTAAGCGGCTGCCCCCAAGGGGTAATGACGATCATCTGTCCGACGTCGTGAGGGAAAGAGAACCAACATGCGCAAGACCCCCAAGCCGAGCGTAGACCACGCCCGCGGGTCTGCCCTGCCCGCCGCCCGGCCGGCAGACTACTCCGATGAGCTGACCAAGGCCCAGATCGAGGCCCTGCGCGCCTGCGCCCCGCAGGACGAGGCGAAGATGGGGCCCATGGTCCATGAGTTCAGCTGGTGACGTAGAGCTGGAGTGGTGGCCCGAGGGCACCATTCCCGCGCCCGCCAGTATCGTCTGGTGCAATTTTCCACAAACTCCGGACTTGGGAAAGCCAGGCCCTAAGGCGCGGCCCGGCCTTGTCTTCCGCGTGCGCTATGCCGACAAATCCCCGGACGGGCGCTTCTACGTCCTGATCGCATACGGCACGTCGAAGACGAAGGTTGGAAAGCGCCCCTTCGACTTCACCCTCGCCAATTCGTCGACGCTGGACGTTCTGCGCTTGCCCCAGGCCACGCGCTTCGACCTCGATAATGTCCTTTGGCTGCCCTGGGCGAAGCCCTTCTTCATGCCGAGGCGGCCGGATGAGCCCTACGCCACGCCGATAGTCTCAGTCCTGCCTGCAGCCCTGCAGGAGACGCTCAAGTGGACGATGCTGGACCGGGAACGGCACGGCTTAAATGCCGCCTATCATGCCATAGCCGGCGGCGACCTACCGCCCGCCTAGGCCCAGATACGGGTGGGTGTGGGTACGGCCCTCCCCAACGCGGCTTTCGCCCCGGCTGACCGAATTGGCTCACCCGTCAGCGTCATAGCCCAACCCCTGAACGCGAAAAAGCCCCCGGCATCGCTGCCGGGGGCTCCTCTCTGGCTTGTTGCGGGGACAGGCCAGATCCGCGGGCGGGGTTGGCGGCGCTCGCGGGACTGGTTGGCGTTATATGCCGCCGACGATGACGCCGTTGGTGATGAAGCCGTGCCAGAGCCCCCCGGCGCTTCCGTCCAGGGATGGCTCTATACTGATCTCGGAAAAGACCGCCGCGTCGGGTGACGGCGTGCACCGCCAGGCGCATCCATCATTGCAGGGCTGGACGTCGAAGCGCCCAAACTCCGCATCCTCTTCGTCGCCGCCGAGGGCAGCGACGAAAAGTTTGCACTGTTCTCTGAATGGCGTCGGCGCGAAGAAGCACGACTGATGGAAGCGCGGATTCGTCGGCGATCTAAAGACGAACCCTACGCGCGCCCCATCCTTCAACAGCCAGCGCGGGTCTAGGTCGGTGAGTCTCATCAGCCGCCGCCCAGCCGATCCAGCAGCGTCGCCAGCGCCACGTCGGCCGCACCTCGGGCCGCCTTCAACTCATTGGACGGCGGCGTCGGCGCGCCCGTCGTCGGCACGGCCGCCACATAGGCCGCCAGGGCGATCTGGCCCACGCGCAGGGCCGTCTTCATCCTCGGCGAGGCGCTGGCCGGTACGGCCTCGCTGAGGGCCGCCAGGGCCTCTCGCGCCAGGCCGGCGGCGTCTCCCTGCCGGGCGTCGAACATGGCGCGCCCATGCTCCAGCAGGGTGCGGCCCTTGACGATCGAGGCCGCCAGCCGCGCCCGATCGCCGGCCGAGATCTCGTCGGTGAACAGGGCCAGGCCGTCCGCCAGGCCCGTGACGGCCTTCTCGAAGCGGGTCGCCGCCTGGTCCGGCGTCGGGTGGCCGCTCCCGAAGACGGCGGGGCCTACGGTGGCGCAGGCGGTCAGCAGCAGGGCGGCGAGGATCACGCCCGGAATCAGTAGAGCCTTCATGTCGGTCTCCATGGGTGAAGTTCAAAGGTCGGGCGCGGGGGCCCTATCGGCCGCCCGCGATCAGCCGGCGCACCAGGCGCGGGCCGAGGGTCAGGGCGATGGACGCGACGATCACGCCCATCAGGAAGCCGCCAACGCCGCTCACGCCGGCGGCCAGGCAGACCAGCAGCAGGACGGGGCCGCTCACCCCGGCCACACGGCCGCCGCCCGCAACAGTGCGGCCTTGGCCTCGGCCAGGCCGATGGCGCCGCCGTTGATGGCCCGGCGGGCCTGGGCCACGTCGTCGTCTTCGTTGGCGGCCAGGCGCTCGCACGTGGCCAGGAAGCCCGTCTCGCCGGCGTCCTGGTCGACCAGGGCGTTGATCCCGTGCAGGTCCCAGTAGTCGGCCGCCAGGCGCACGGCGTTCGCGGGAACGGCCGCCAGGTCCGGCTGCGCCACCAGCGGCAGGCCGCTCAAGGCCTCCGCCCGCCCATAGTTTGCCCGGCCGGTGATCTGCATGAAGCCCCGGCCGCGGAACCTCCAGCCGTCGCCCGCCTCGTTGTTGCCCAGCCGCCCGCCATAGACCTTCTCGGCCAGGGCTTGCGGCTTGCCGGCGTAGGGCGCGGCGGCGGCGATCGTCGGGAATCGTGACGGCCACACCTCGCACAGGCGCGCCGCCGAATAGGTCAGGCTCTCCTCCAGCCGCTTCAGCCCCGCGCTTTCCACATAGAGCTGCGCCATGAAGTGGCGGATCCGCCTGGGTGTGTTGATCGCCACCCGAACGCACTCGCGATCGAAGGCCTGCCCCAGGGCCATGAAGTCGCAGCCCGGGGCAAAGCGCTGCAGCTGGGCCGCCGTCACCAGGCTCATTTGTTCAGCGCCTGGTCGCGGGCGCTGGGTCCTTCCGGCTGGGCGCCGGGCCCGAAGGCCGCCGACACCAGCGCCAGGGCCTTCCTCAGCACCACGGTCCGCCCCAGGATCTTCACCAGACCCAGCCCCGCCACGGCCGCCAGGGTCAACGCCAGGGCCACCTCCGAGGGCGTGGGCGACACATGCCCGGCGAACACCATCCAGCCCCGCAGGCCGGCGGCGCAGCCCATCAGGTCGTAGACCAGCCGCTCATAGTAGGGCGAGCTTGGCGCCCACCCCAGCCGCGGATTGCCCAGCTCTGTCCGGATCACCGTGAACAGGAAGGCCAGGAAGAAGCCCGTGGAGGCCAGCCAGACCGCTACCATCACAGCTTCTCCATCTTCCGTTGCAGGAGGGCGGCCGCCGCCTTCTCGAACTCGTCGCGCACCGCAGGCAGCGACTTCCAGGCCATCACGCCCACGATCACCTTCAGCCCGCCCACCAGCTCCGGCCCGGTCACATGCAGCAACTGGGCGATGGCCGGCCCCACGTAGACGGCGCATAGGAAGCCGGCGATCCACGCCGCCGCCGCCTCCGCCAGGGCCGCGCCCAGCAGCCCGGCCGGCCAGGGCCGCGGCGCCGCCAGCTTCACGAACAGCAACAGCAGGCCGGACAGCAGCCCGCCGGCCAGCGCCGGCCCATTGTCCCGCCACCAGGCGGGGTCTTGAAAAGGCGGCATGGCCCCTCCCCCAGAGTTATGAAAAGCCGGCGTGACCCCTCAGCGCCGGTAGAAGATCAGGCGGGTCAGTCTTCGTAGTTTGGCGAAGGCTGTGTAGCTGGCCGTCAGCGTGGCCAGGGTCGAGGTCGAAGTGCTCGCCCGCTTGGTTATCGCGCGGGTGATGGCCGCTCCTGGCGCCTGCGATACCGACCGGCGGATACCGACGGCCCGCAACAGGAACACCGTGCGCGAGGTACTGGCGGCGATACCCTTTCCGGTAGTCCGCGCGAGGCGAGCCAGGGGACTGGTCGAGGCCGCCAGCGACTGCAGCTTCACCTTCTGCGCCAGCAGCGAGGCCTGGGGAGCGGTGAAAAGTTGCCGCGCCGTTGACGTCGCCTTCACGACGCCTGCCACGGGGGCCGTGGTCAGTGCCCGCACCAGGCTGGAGGCCCGGGCCATCGAGGCCGTCGGCGAGGTGCTGGCCGCCTTTGCCGCGGCTGCGCCGCGCACCAGGCTGACCTGCGTTGCGGCATTGGCGCTCAGCGACTGGTTATAGACCGTGGGCGCGGACGTATCCTGCTCGGTCAGGCCGATGTAGCTGAAGGTGATGGCGCCGGACGTCCCGCCATTGATCTCGAACGTGGCGTCGTCCGTGCCCACGAAGGTGTCGGTGTGGGTGGTGTCCTCGAACAGCCCCGTCGTGCCGGCCGTCAGCGTGACGCCCTGGTTGCCCGCCGCGCCGTTTTTGCGGAGGGTCAGGGTTCCGTCAGTCGTGTAGCTATTGGCCGTCAGGTAGATGCGAAGGCGGGTCGTCGTGGCCGCAAAGCCATGCTGGATTTTGCGGTCGTCTTCGGTCGTTGAGGTGGCAGCGGCCCCGCCGGGCGTGTAATAGTTAGCCGTTGCGCTTGCGTTGCGGTTGATACCGCTGCCAGAGAAAATGTCGTTGGTGGCGTTCGTGCTCTCAATCGCCAGGCCGAGGTGAGAGTGGGTTAGGGTTTCAGTCCCCGCTCCCGTCGTCAGCGACCAGCAGAGATCGTCGCCAGCGGCGACCGTGTCGGTGTTGACAGTGTCCTCAAACAGGCCCGTCAATCCAGCGCCGACCGCGATGGCGATGTTGCCGTTCGCACCGTTGACTCGCATGCGGTAGGTCGTCGTCGTCGTGCGGGCGTTGGCCGTTATATAGATGTGGCCGCCCTTGACCGTACCGGCGACCCTCAGGCGGTGCTTGCGGTTGGCCTCGGTATTGTTGGCGCTGATGTTGCCTTGCAAACCGATATAGGTAGTGGCCGAGGCAGAGGTAATATTGACCCCGGAAGCACTCGTGCTGCTGAGCAAGACAACATGGTTGCTGGCAGCCTCAAAGAGGTTCCGCAGCATGAAGATCGTCGTTGAAACCGCGTTGCCGTATGAGACAAGGTCACCGGCAGCGACGGTGTCGGTTCCGGTCCCTTCATACCATCCTGCCGTGGTGTTGGTCGGACTGACGCTCTGGCTCCCCGCCGAGCCGTTCTTGCGGAAGGACATCGACCGGCCCGAGCCGGTGGCATTGACCTTCACGCCCAGCTTGGAAAATGTTCCCGCGACCCTCACATCAAACTGAAGGTTGGCCTCGGCAGAGCTGCCCCCATTCAGACCGAAGGCCATGAACTGGGTGGAAGTTACCGAGCCCGTACCGGCATAGACCGCAAGGGACTTGCTCACCCGCCCCCAAGCTCCGCCAGCCGGGCCCGGGTGTCGGCGATGGACTGCTGCAGCTCGGCGATCTCGGCATCTCGCGCGGCAGCCTGGCGGGCGGCGTTAATGGCCTGGTTCTCGGCCTTCACACGCGCGAAGTCCGCCTCAAGGTTGGCGGAGGTCTGCCCCGCCACCATCCCATCCACCAGAACAAAACGCGTGTCGTCCGCATCGTCCCATTCCCACTCGAACCAGGTGGCCGAGTGGGTGTCGGGCGTCCATCTCTGGGTGCGCAGGCTCATCCCGATCAGCCCGGAACGAACTTCAGGCCGAAGGTGAAGGCGATCGAGTCGCCGCTCACCACATTGACCGCCGCGAAGTCGCCGCGGATCAGCATGTTGCCGGCCGAGGTGGCGTCGAAAAGCCCGGCCTCGGTGATGGCCAGGGTCCCGCCGGCGGTAACAGTGCCGGTCCAGGTGTTGGTGTCGTTGGTCACTGTGGTGGTGGTGCGGCTTTCGGTGCCTACCGTACGGCCCCCGGCCGTGGTCGGCGCGGCCTCGGTCACCAGCGCAGTCTGGCTCACCGCCGCCGTGGTGGTTCCCGTGCCCCAGCCGATGTTTTTCGGCGCCGTGCCGGCCTGGATCACCCGGTTGGTGATGATGGCCACGCCGGCGTTGGTAAGCACCGTGGCCAGGTGCACCAGACCGCCGCGGATCCTGCCCAGCAGCGCGTCGACGATTCCGGCCTCGGCGGCCTCCCAGGGAGTGGCGGCCGCTGCCGGCGAGGCCATGGCCTGGGCGGGCCCGGCATAGGCCAGCGGGCTGGTCGAGGCCAGCAGCGCGGCCACTAGGCCGCCCACCAGCCCAATACGGTTGGATTTCATGTCAGGTCTCCGAAGGTCAGAGGAAGGGGGAAGGACGCGCTATTCCGCGCCGAGAGTGGCCACCACCACCCCGCCCACGGCGAACAGGGCCAGGGCGGCCTCCATGTCCTCGGGCACGAAGCGGCGGGTCAGGGTGTCGTCGCCGTCGATCTCGTTCAGCTCGACGCAGAGGCCGTTGGCCAGGGCGTCGATCTTGCGCCCGTCCTTGGTCTCGAAGGTCTGGGCAATCTGGACGGGGGCGGCGGAATGGACGCGGTATCGCACCTGCATGGCGCTAGATCCTTTTGCTGAGTTTCAAGATCGCCCGGCCGAGGGCGAGGAGGAGATTGGCTGCCCAGATGCGCAGGTCGGGCCGCACGGCCGCCGCGATCGGCGCCGCCTCGGGGGCCAGGGCCATGCCGCAGCCCGGGCAATGGTCGGTCAGCACCGGCGGGCGCATCGCCTCCGGATGCACCGCCCCGCAGCCCCGGCAACCCGGCAGGAATCGCACGGCCAGCTCCGGCACGATGCGGATGGCGGCGCCCGGTTCGATGCGCATGCTCAGCCCGCCAGCGTGATGGTGGCGCCGGTCAGCGCCGCGTCGGGCGAGGCCGGGGCGGCCACGTCCACATAGTCGCCGGCGGCCAGGGTCTGCGTGCCGCCGGAAAGCGCCACCACCCCCACCCGCGAGCCGTTGGAGAAGGTCGCCGTGCCGATCGCCGCGCCGTTCTTGCGCAGGCTGAACACCGCCGTGGCCCCCGCCGGCGTCGGCGAGGAATAGGGAATGAAGGCCTTGGACAGGGCGTCGGTCACCGTGAGCGCGCCAGGCGCGCTCAGGCCCATCAGCACCTGCCCTGCCGTGAAGACCGCCCCCTCGGCGCCCAGGGCAAGGCCCACGGCCGCCGGCAGGCCCGGCGCACCGCGTGCGTCGCGGATGATGCGGCTGGCCCCCGGGCCTCGGATAATCCGGTCGCTCATCAGAGGCCCTCGCTCACCTGCAGCAGCAGAACCGCCACCTGGTCGTCGGCGCCCCCCGTACGGGTCAGCCAGATCTGCATGTCGTAGAGGCCGACCGTCAGCGCCGCCGTGTCGCTGTCGGCCAGCGTCAGCGTGACCAGGTTGCCGCTTCGGCTCACCTTGCCGTTGGCCGTGGTCCAGCTCACCGCCGCGCCCACAGCCGCCCCGCTGGGCGTGCGCCGGCGCGCGGAGATCTCCACGGCCGTCACGTCGCTGACGTCCTCTGCGGTTCCCAACTCGTCGGTTTCCAGCGACCAGGCGCGGCTCCACCCCCGGCCGGTGAACAGCTCATAGGGCGTGGCGTCGCGCGCCGTTTCGAGCAGCATCAGGACCTCGCGAATTCAGGAGAAAGGGCCAGGGCCTCAGCCCTGGTTTGCGACACTCGGCAGCGTGCCGGACCCGCCGGCGTTCGAGGTCGGGCTCACATAGTCCAGCTCGTCCGTCGCCGGCGTCCAGGCGAAGACGCTGTCGGAGATCTCGCGCAGATCCAGCACCGACATCAGGGCGTCCTTGTCGCTCAGCCGCAGGTTCGGCTGCACCACCTCGAAGGTGACCGTCCCCCAGGGTCGGCTGCTGGCCCAGGTCTTCCAGTCCCCGGGCTCCAACACGATCTGCTCCGGCGCCAGGGCGATGGTCGCCCGCTTTTCCATGGCCGCCCGGTTCAGATAGATGTTCATGCAGCGCTGGCCCTGGCTCTGACTGGTCACATAGATCAGGTCCAGGTTCTCGCCCTTCCGGCCGACGGCCGCCTCGGCCGTGGTGTTGATGCGCGGCGGCAGCGGCGTGGCCTGGTAGTACTGCTTGGGATCGGCGAAGCGGGCGAAGATCGCCGTGGTGGCCTCGCCCAGGGGGGTGTGATCCTTGAAGCTGTAGGGGCCGTCGATGCGGATGTCGTCGTCGGTCAGGTTGCTGCCCACGGGCGTCATGGGCACGCCCGGCAGCATCAGCCAGCGGCCCGGCCCGAAGGCGATCTTGCCGGCCATGGCCCCCTGCAGGTCCTGCAGCACCGTCTCGCACGGCTGGTCACAGCTGATCACGCCGTTGGCGGTATAGCGCGGCTCCGTCCCGCCCGCCCGCAGGGTCACCGCCTCGTCGCAAGCGTTCATGGCCGCCACGTTCTCGGCATAGGGCAGGTCGGCGTCGTCAAGGCCCAGGCCGTAGAAGGTATCGCGCTTGCGGCTGCCCACGCTGGCGACGGTGTCCTCCACGAAGAAGCCCCGCAGCAGGTTCTCGGTCAGCACCGCGCAGTTGTTGTCATAGGTCAGCGTGGTCTGGTCGTTGTAGCGCTGGCTGCCCGTGCCGCCGGCGCTGCCGTCCTCACGCCGGTCATATGGCCGGTATCCCTTCAGCTCCCACACCCAGCCGCTCACCAGGCCGGAAAGACCGCTCGGAAACGCCGTCTGGAAGTCCGTCGAACTCATGGACGACGGCGTATAGGCCTTGATCCGCACATAGCAGACGCCCCGCCCCCGGTCATTGCTGGTCCAGCGCCCGCCGCTGTTGGAGATCAGCTGAGCGTCGGCGCTCTGGTTCCAGTCCCCATCGTAGAAGGTGATCCACAGGTGCGGCGTCCCGCCGATGGTGGCCTCGCTCACCGCCGCGCCGTCGCCCGTGCCGCCCGCTGCGCCGTTGGCCTTGGCCGCCGCCGCGTCGAAGGTCACCCGCTTGCCGTTCCACCAGGCGCCGACCAGGTCCTCGCACTTGTGGTCGGCCAGGGCGATCAGGATGATGCCGTATTCGTTGTTGGTCCCCCAGCTCTGGAAGGTGACCAGGCTGCCGGCCACCCCGCATTTGCCCAGCGCCCCGCCCCGGGGAATGGTGGCCGACACCTGCAGCTGCAGGTTATCCCCCCGCCAGGCGCCGTTGGCCGAAGACTTGGGCTTGGGGCTTAGCGCCCGCATGGCCACATAGGTGCCCAGCGTCCGCAGCACTGCGAAGGCGATCGGGTGCGCGATCGCGAAGGCCACCACCACCTTCACGGCGAATACAACGGCGGCAATCACCTGGGGCATCGCCTAACCCACCTTCCAGCAGATCCGCGCCAAGTCCCGTGGCAGCTGCGCGCCCTTGTGGCCGGCCAGCACGGCGCCGGTCACAACCATCAGCGCGCCTCGGCGCCGGCCGTCCGGTGCGCAGGGCGCGACCACGTAGGCGATGTCGCCCCGCTGGGCGGAGGCGCACGGCGTGCGCGTGAAATAGAGATCCATCAGGCCGCGCACGGATCGCGCGCCCGCCAGGGCCAGGCCATCGGCATAGCTGCCGTAGCGGCCACGGAATTCCGCCAGGAAGTCGAGCCCGATCAGGGCCTCGGCCACGGCGCTGGTGGCCATGCAGCAGTCCTCATAGCCCGCCGGCTCCCGCATCCGCGCTAGCACCGGCGACAGACGCGTCGGCCAGTCAGGGCGCCGCGCATAGGGAGCCAGGCTAGGCAAGCGCCTACTGCGAGTTGACACCGCCGCCCCCGTCCTCGCCGGCGCCGCCGCCGCTGCTGCCGCCGCCCTGGTTGGCCGACTGCTGGCCCATGACGAAGGACACCCGCCCCACCATGCCCACGTCCTTGAAGAAGCCGTCGGTGCTGTCGCGGTGCGCCCGCTGGTCGGCGTCGCTGCGAACGCGCGTGCCCAGGCGCGCCAGCTGGTCCGCCGCCGGCGAGATCGGCGCCCGGATCGTCGAGGGGGCAACCTTGTCCGGGTTTGCCGGATCCGCCTCGGCCTGGTCCAGGGTGATGGCGTCCAGCCGCCCCTTCTCCAGCATATGCTCTTCCAGGGGCGCGCCGGCCGTGTCGTACAGCAGCAGCGCCACCTCGGCCTTGGCGCCGTAGTAGCCGGAATCGAAGGCCAGGCTCAGCATGGCCGGATCGGTCGCAGAGATCGACAGCTCGCTGGGCTGCGGCCGCCCGGCCGTCGACGGCGAGCCGGCATCGAACTGCAGCGCCTGGTCCAGGCCCGAGTAGGTATGGCCGCCCCAGCTGATGTCGTCGGGGGCATCGCTGAAATACAGCGTCCCGCTGGGCAGGCTCAGGCGAACAATCACCCGCTGCAGCACGCTGCCGCCGGCCAGCATGGCCTTGGCGCCGGAGGAGAGGGAACGCATCAGCTCGCCTCCGTCAGAGGTTGGTGGAAAGGCCGGTGAAGCTGCCCTGGCCCGGCCGATTGCGGCCCGAGGCGTCGGCCTCGAACCCCTTCTTGGCCACCAGGCGGAACTTGGCGCTGGCCCGGTAGAAGTTGCCCGTGGCCGAGGTCGTGAACCCCGCGGGGACTTCCGGCTCCACCCACATCGTCAGCGTACCCGTGCCGCTGGCGGTGATCTGGGCCGTGTCCAACACCCGGTGCAGGGAATACTTGCCCGACTGAACCAGGCCGAAATTGTCGCCCGGATTGATCTTCAGGCCGACCGGCAGGTTGCTCACGCTGATCGAGTCCCGCGTCGCGCCGGAGACACCCGAATTGCCGATCGCCGTCACCGTGCAGGTGCCGTCAAAGCTGCCGCCACCATAGCGGCTCAGGCTGCCCCATCCCGCCGGCATGTAGGCAATCGGGTATTCCACCAGGGGGTCGTAGCCCAGGAAGTAGCGGGTCAGCCCGCGCAGGCTGGACAGCCAGGCGCGCCACACCCCCAGATCCGTGCCGTAAAGGCGGTTGGTGGTCCACTCGAACGACCAGGACGGCTGGCCGAAGTCCACGCCGATGTCCCGGCCGCTGGCCAGCACTTCGGCCGACTGGCGGCGGATCAGCTCCGCCGTCACCGCCTTGAAGCCGCCGAGGGGGAAGGTTCGAGGGAAGGACGCGACTGTCATGCCCTACCCCGTCGCCCCGGAAGCCGCCATGGCCCGGAAATACTGCGCGAACCGCTGCGGCTCGCGCCGCGTGTAGTCCTCATAGCGGTCCTGCAGGGCCGCCAGCTGCTCGGGCGCCGCGCCGGGCGCATTGAATTCGGCATGGTTCTGGAACACCACGGTCACGCCCCCCGCCATGCCGCCGCCCCGTCCGCCGCCGATCATCCCGCCCAGGGCGAAGCGCGGCAGGGCCCGGCCGCTGTTGATCGCCTCCAGGAAGGGCAGGTAGCGCGCCGTGGCTTGGGCATTGACCATGAACTCGCCGTCCGAACCCCACAGCGGGATCTTGTCGTCGCGCGGCCCGCCCCGGCCCCCGAGCTGGCCGCCCCAGGCAAAGCCGCCGCCGTTGAAGGCGTTCAGAAGCGCCGTGCCGGCGCTGCTGGCCCCGCTGCCCCCGCCGCCGCCGCCGCTGAAGGCCGCGAACAGGCTGCTGAGGAAGCCGCCGCCCCCGCCGCCGCCCCCGCCGCTGGACTGCATGATGGCGAACAGCTGGTCCGCCAGGTTGTTCAGCGCCTTGTCGAACATGTTCAGCGCCGCGTCGGCCAGCTTGTGCTTCAGATAGTCGCCCAGGTTCCCGTCGATGGCCGCATGCACCCCCTCGCGGAAGCTGTCGCGGAAACTGTCCCGGAACGCCTGCCGGTTGGCGTCGAACGCCTGGCCCAGGTCCCAGGCCTTGTTATCCAGCTTGCCCGGATCCTTCATTCCCGGCTTGATGTCGGACCCGAGATTAGTCGTTAGGTCGACTGCCTTAGACGAGTCGGCGCTCTTCAAACCCTTGGCGTCCAGCTCGGTTACGATCTTACCGTCTGGATCACCGAAAATTGCCCAGTAGCCGCGCCCCTCAAGGTCATTCGGGCCACCGTGCATCAGCACCAGGTCGCCCTTCTGGGGCCCCCGCGTCCCGCCGCCACTGCCGCCTCCGGATCCGCCGCCGGCCGTCACCAATGATCCTGCGCTACCAGCGGGACCGCCCGAGACGTATTGGCCGGGCTTCTCCGGGTAGTCGTCGGAGCTGAAGGTATCGGGCAGCTGCCCCTTCAGGGCAACAATCCTCTCCTGCAATTTGCGGATCTTCGGCTGGCGAAGGGCAGGCAGATCATACTTTTCGTATCCCGGCATGACAGGCTGCTGTAGCCGGGCCAGCTCCTTCTCGCTCGCGGCCAGTTCGGCCTTGCGATCTTCGATCGTAGTCCGCATTTCCCATTCGTGAAATTTCTGAAGTGCTTGAACCATCACCCCGATAAATTCGGCGAGGCGGTTCGTAGCGAGCGCGATGTCGGGGGCAAGGTCGATGAAGGCCTTCCGTAACTGGCCGTCGATGACTTCATGGGCCTTGTTCATCTCCTCGCGGGCGGCCGCGGTGCGCTTGATCACGGACTCGTCGAGGACAACCCCGTATTTGTCTGCCTGCGCCTGGAGCTCTTCAAAACCTGCCGAGCCCTCCCGCAACAGTGGCAACAGCGCCTCCAGACCGAAGGCCTGGGCAAGCTTCACCTGTTCCGCCGTGGACCCCAGATGGCTGATCTTGTCAGCCAGCACGGGCAGGAGGTCGCCGACATCGTTGAACGTCCGCGCCTGCTCCCGGGTGAAGCCCAGGCCCTCAAACGCCTTCTTCAGCTTGGCGTCACCGACCCCCGATTGGAACGCGCCCAGGGCTACGTTGCCGGCCTGAAGCGCGCTGCGGAACGCCTCTATGCCGATACCGCTTTCCTTGGCGGCGAAGTCGAAGCCCTGGAGTTTCTCGACGCTCACGCCGATGGTCTCCGAAGCCTTCTTCAGGTCCTCCGCCCACTCCATGGACTTCATCGCCTGTTCGAAAGCCGTCGCCATAACGACGATCCCGGCTGCCGCTGCCAGCCCAGCCGGGCCCAGCTTTTCAATGGCCGAGCCGAACACGCCGATCTTGGCGCTGCCCTCTTCGATCACGCCGAGTCGCGTGCGGTCGAACACTGCCGTCAGGGCCGCTCCGAAACCTTCCGTTGCTCGCCCGGCCTTGTTGGAGGCGGCCTCCAACTGCTCCAGCGCTCGTGCCCCTACGGGGCCCAGCTCACGTAGAGCCGCCTTGACTTCTTCCGCGCCCTTGACGCCCAGGCGCAAGGTTATCGACCCGCCGCTGCTCATCTCAGTTGACCTTCGTTCTGATCCTGTCTCCGGCTAGCGCACCAACCTCGATGGCAAGCAGGCAGCGGAACACCGCTCCATCGTCATGGACGTCTTGCGCGCGCGTCCAGGCCAGGGCCTGGGCAAAGTCCAGCCCCATCAGCGCTCCGCTCGTATCGCTTCGGCGCCAGACCCCTTGGGCCTGGCAGGCCTTCCAAGCCGCCACACCTTCGGCTGATTGCGGGGCATGCTCGATCCGGGGACAGACCGTGCCCCCGTGGCCTTCCGCCACCCCACCCATGACGCAAGCAGCGCCCTCCTGGGCGCAGCCCTCGCAGTGCGTGCCGCCGCCTTTGAACTCATACTCCGCCAGCTCCCGAAGGCGCCGGCAGTCGGCGTTGATGGGCCGACGGGGCTTGTCCATCCAAGCCAGGAATGCTTCGAGAATTGGCTGGCCCCCACCTGGCGGCCCATATCTCAAGGCCGCTGCGATAGCCCCTTCTTCATCGTGAGCGATCTTCTGGCCTTCGGCGTCCGCGAATCCTTCCCAGTCCAGCAACAGGGCCTTCGCGGCGAATACCGCCGAGGCAAGGATCGAAAGGGACGCGATGTCGTTGACCTCTGTCAGCACGCCAAGATCGGTGTCGAAACCCATCTCGATCATGCTGGCGCGGCCCGCGACAACTGATGCCATGAAGCCGCTCGTCTGCCCCAGGACCAGGGCCAGCATATCGCCCGTGTAGGGTTTCAAATACCAGCGCACGCCGGGGGCCAAGGCCACCCACTCAGGCTCAGGCGCCTTCCATGCCTTATGCAAAACGCCTCCTTTGCCCCTCGCGGAGCAGGGTCATCGACTATGGGGATTGGGAGTGCGCCAACTCGCCGAGGCAGGCCAACAAGGCAAGCCGGCGGGCCCAGCAGGGTTACCAAAAGGTTGCCGGCGTTATTGACTCATTAAACGCTACCGACCACTTATTTGGCCGTGCTTCCAAGGAGGGAGGCTATCGTGCGCACCAAGATCAAGGACTCTAAGACGCTTCATCGGGCCCGTATCGTGGCATCGTCGGCGCTTGCCGGCGCGGTGATCGGCGGAGCCTTTTTCGGCTGGCTGCCCGCCATCGGCATTCTGGGCATCCACGAACTCGGAGCCCTGGTTGGCGCCGGCGTCGGCGTTATCGCCAACGCAAAACATCTGGTCTGATCCTGCCGGGCTGGCTCGTAGGGCTTTCAAAGCACATCGACGCCAATTGGGTCGATGCGCTTACCTTCCTGTCAGCCCTCGCCTACTCGGTCTATCGCCACCTGCGATATGATCCGCGAAAGCGTTTCCTGACCAAGCAGACCAGTAAGGACTTCCTGGATGGCACAGCGCTCTTTCCGCTGGCCATCCTCTCCTTGTCGATCTTTTCAAGCGATCTGACGAAGGCCTTGCTCGGGGCCAACAAGCTGATCCTTGCTATCGCCGGGGTCGTAGCCCTCCTGGCTATCCTCGAGGACTGAACCGCCTAGTAGGTCGCGTGACTGTTCAGCAGCGTCGCCGTCAGCATCGCATTGCTGGCGTCCACCTCAGCCCGGCCTTTGATGCCGACCGTCATCGTGCCGCCGTTCTGCACCGGCACATTGACGGGCTCGCAGCGCACGTTCTTCGCCGTCAGGGTCAGCTTCAGGCTGGCGCTCAGCGTGTACTCGATGTCGAACTGCTGGGCGGTCGGCAGAAGGTTGGAGCCCAGGCTGCCGTACGCGCGCAGGGCGTCGGTGTTGTAGCGGGCAGTCAGGTTGAAATCCACGTCCTGCTTGGTCAGCGCCGCCAGCGACGGGAAGTTGCTGTCGCCCACATAGCGGTCCCAGTCTACGCTGTTCGTCAGTTTGCAGCTGCCGCTGATGATGCTGCCGATCTGGGTGGTCGCCACCTTGATCACGCCCACGCCCTTGGGCACGCGGTTGGCAAGCGCTTCCACGGTCGGCGACCCGGCCAGGGTGGAGCTGTAGGGCTCGATGATCTTCACGCCCGCCAGGTCGATGCCCACCTGGTGGTAGCCGGCGCCGGCCCCGAACGGGAAGGTGATCCCGGTCACGACCGCGCCCACCATCTCCTCGAACTGCCCGCTGATCAGCTGGCGCTCCAGGGTCATGGACGGCAGGGTCAGGCCGCCGCTGGAGAAGACGTGGCTCTTGGGCGTGGTGCCCGTGGCCGAGACCCGGCCCATGGCCGCGCCCAGCCAGAAGCCGATCTGGCTGATGTCCAGGGGCACCAGCAGCGAGCCCTTGGCATCCTCCACGTCCGGCACCGCCGGGCGGGCGTCCACGCTGTTGGCGAAGCCCGCCCCCAGGATGTCGTCGTCGCCCAGGGGCCGGCTCTTCTGGAAGTCGTGGCCGTAGGTGTTCAGCTCCGAGAAGCTGGTCGTCATGGCCGTCGCCAGGGCCGACTGGTAGCTGGCCCGGATGATGGAGCCGCGGCCCCGCGGCAGGGAGGTCGTGGTCATGGGCGCTTAGGCCTCCGTTTGGGGCGCGGGCGCGGGGCGCTCGGCGGGAAGGGGATGGTGGAAGGGAAAGGCCAGCTCGACCTCGCCGGCCGTGGCGCGTCGCACCCAGCCGGCCGCGATCGCCTCGGCGATGTGAAGAGCCAGGCCAAACACCACATGCCCGACGCGGGGCGTGCCCTCTTCGCCCTCCACCATCACACCGTAGTGCGGCGGCTCGGCGACAGGGGCGCCGCCCGGCGCTCCGGACTCGGTGACGGAGGGCGCATCAGTCGGGATGGCGGATTTGGCGGCCATGTGGGGCTCCAGTCTCAAAGGGCCGCGCTGGCGGCCGTATAGTCCACGGTCAGGCTCACCAGCAGGGTGGCCACGGGGGCCGCCGCCTTGATCGGCGCATTGTCGTCGCGGGCCGCGCTGGCCGCCTCGGCGTAGACCTGCACATCGGCCAGGCCCAGCTGGCGGTTGGCCGCCACCACGTCGGAAATGGCTACGGCCGCCGCGTCCCGCCGGCGGCGGCGCTCGGTCCGGTCGCGGCCCTGGACGGCATAGGCCACCATGATCTCGCACCGCAGCTCGAAGTCGTCGGCCGCGCCGCCGTCACGGGTGATCTCCGGCGCCGCCCCGTCCTGCACGGCCAGGGCGTCCTGCAATCCGTTGCCCAGGTCGCGCCATTGGCCGGGCTCGGCCACATCGATGCCGATCTCGGTCAGCCCGGCGAACAGCGGATGGGCGGCCAGCAGGGCGGTCAGGCCCTGCAGGATATCTTCATGGGTGGTGCTCACGACGCGCCGCCTTCCACATTCTCGGGCGCTAGCGTGGTGCGCAGGGCCGCGGAGAAGTCCCGCTCGAAACCGCTGCCGATCTCCCGCAGCAGGGCGCCGCCTCGGATCCGCTTGGTCAGCGTGGCCTGCTTGACCAGCACGAACAGCGGCGTGGCCTTGCCGTTCTGCTTCTTCGCCTCCCGCCCGCCCGGCGTCAGGCGCACGGCGTTCGCGGGGATGAGCACGCCTCGGTCGCCGGCGGCGTCCATGACGGCGATCAGGTCCACCCCCAGCACGGCCTCCACCCGCACCACCGGGTTGGCCTCCTTCTCGAATTTTCCGAAGGCGCCGCGCGTGCGGTTCCGGCCCTGGTTCATCCGCCTCACGATGGCCTTGGCCGGCCCGAGGGGGATGGCCAGGAACTTGGCCTGCTTGACGGTGATCACCGCCCCCGTCTCGAAGGCGTCGATGATGGTCTTGGCCCGCGAGGCCAGCCACCCGGCCGGCTCCAGCGTCGGCTGGCTCTTGGGATAGACCGCCCCGCGCCAGGTCTTCGCCAGCTTGGCGCCGTTGTGGAAGCCGCCGGCCTCCACGTCGTCGCGCAGCTTCTTCTTGTCCCGCTCGATGACGCTGTCCATGGCCCGCACATAGGCGGCCTCGATCTGCATCAGGTGCTCGCCCAGGCCCCGATCCAGCAGCTGCTGGATACCCGCCGCCAGCGGCATGCCGGGCGCTTCCTCCAGCTGCAGCGAGATGCCCAGGCCGCCCTTGCCCGCCACCTTGTTGCCGACCGCGCCGGCCCCGCCGCTGAAGCCGAAGGCGTTTACCACGTCAGCCCTCCGGTCCAGACAGCTCCACCAGCCACTCCAGCCGATGATTGCCGAACCGCGACGGCGCGCCCTGAACGGTCAGGATCTCGGTCACTGCGCCGGACGAATCCAGCACCGACGCCTGATCCCCCTTCTCAGGGCTCGCAACCTCGGAGACCCGCACCCGAAGCGTCCGCGAAGCCACGTTCCGCGTGAACCCCGCCAGCCCCCCCAGGTCCACGGCCTGCTCCGCCTCGTTGGGGAAGATCCTCACCGTGGCCGGAGCGCCGCCGTCCGCCGGCGTCCAAACCGCATCATCGGCGATTTCGCTGGCATACAGCTCATCGACCAGCTGGGCGGCAAGGGACATGGCGAACGGCGGCCTTCAGGCTTCAGGCGTGGACTAGATGGTCGGCACGAGCCGGACGATGCCCAGGGCCGTTCCGGAGGCCTTGTCCGCCCCCGCGATGCCGCACTTCGAGTTGGAGGTGCTGGTCTTGGTGAAATACTTGTTGGTGTTGTCCCAGTAGATCAGGTCGCCGGCAGTCCAGGCCGCACCGGTGTCCGAGGTCACCTGGAAGGTGCCTTCGAGCGCACCTTGGAAGGAGGCGCCGTTGGCGGCACTGGCCACGGCCACGCCGATCGCCGAGCCGACCTTGAAGCCGGCCGCCGCGGTGGCGGTGTTGGTCAGCGCGTAGGGCGCGATGAGGGTGAGGACAATGCCCCGCTGAATTTCGGTCTTCATGGTGTCTCTCCGGGTTGAAAGTTGCCGGTCAATGTCCAATCCGGCGCGGACAACGCAGCACCTGGCGCACCAGGTGCTGGGCAATCGGCGGCGGCGAGGACCTGGGGCCGCCGAGGCGGCCCCAGGCTTACGCGGGTTACTGAGGTTGGGCTTAGGCGCCGAGGTTGCGGTAGCCGTAGCGGAAGTCCTGGGCGCCGCAGCCGAAGTCGTGCTCGACCTGGGCCTTGACGCCCTGCATGCCGAAGACCTGCTCCATGGTCAGGCGGGGCGCGTCGTAGCCGTCCAGGTGGCCCCAGATCCAGTTGGAGCCCACAGAGATGTCCGGATACAGCTCCCAGGCGTTGCCGGTCAGCTGGCCGCCCACCAGCAGCTCCAGGGAGCCGCTGAAGATGTTGGCGTTGGCGGCGGCGCTGGCGCCCTGCAGGTTCCACAGGATCGACTGCGCCTCGGTCTCCTTGTCCGGCGAGACCAGCAGGATGGAAGGCCCGACGCCGATCTGGTCGCCCTGCAGGTTCTTCATCTTGCGCAGGGAGGCGCGCCCGATGCCCAGGGCCGCGTTGGTGATGGCCGTGCCCGTGCCGGTGTAGTTGCCGTGGCCGGAGGTGAACACCGCCGTGCCGTCTTCCACCAGGGTCGGGCCGACGCCGCTGGAGACGTTCTTCATGGCGAAGAAGGTCTTCTCCTCGAACAGGGCCACCTGGATGCCATAGCTGGCCAGGGCCTGGTCGATGCCGTTCAGGCGGTCGTTGATCAGCAGCTGGCGCGATAGGCCGAACTGGACGCCGTAGCTGGCGACGACGGCCGATTCCTTCTTGTCCCCGAAGGTGCCGAACTTGATCTCGCCGTCTTCCGCCACCGGCTGCAGGCCGGGGAAGTCGCCGACGCGAATCAGGTCATGGCTGCGGAAATCCATGAAGGTCATCTGCTGGGCGATGCGGCGATAGACCGGCGTGGCCACCACATACTGCTCCAGCAGGCGCTGGTTGAGCGCGTTGGACAGCAGGTTGGGGAAGTCGCTGGTCACGTGGAAGGCCCGGCTGAACAGCTCCAGGCGATCGGCAGCCGAGCGCGGCAGCGCCCGTTCGCCGAGGCAGAGGGCGGCGATCTCGGCGATGCCGAGGCCCATGTGCGGGCGGGCCCGTTCGAACTCTTCGGCCGCCCGGGCCTGGGCCTGGGCGTTGTCGGCCACCCGCACGGCGGCGGCGTTGTCATGGGGCCGGTAGACCCGCGCCTGTCCGCCGCGCATGCCGACCACCAGGGCCGCCTGCAGACCGAGGCGGGTGTTCTCGCGCTCATCGCCGGCGCGGCCGGCGCTGAAGGCCGAGACGCCGCCGGTTTGGGCCGCCTGGCGGGCCGAGGCCTGCTGCAGGATGACCGCCGAGACGCTGGCCTCCGTGGCGCCCGCGGCCTCGATGGCGGCCCGGGCCTGGGGCTCGACGCCCAGGCTGCGCGCCTGGTCCAGCAGGGCCAGGGTAGCCATTACCGTCAGCGCCGCGGGAGCGGCGGCAGTGCTGATGACGGGGGCGAGGGCGCGCTGGCCATCGCCGGGGGTGACGACGGTTTCAGTCCCGCCGCCCGTGGTGGTGTTTTCCGTTTCGCCGGCCGAAGACCCGGCGGCGTTGTTGTCCTCACGCATTGCGCGGGTCTCCATGATGACGCAGGGGGTCAAACCGTGATCCGCCCGAACCCCTGCATTCAGGTCGGCGGCGAGGGAAACGAAGCTGCCTTCGCGCAGCACCCAGCGGGTGGCGCGATAGACGGGAATGTCGGCGTCGAAGCGCTCCAGCATCAGCTCAGTGACCTGGTAGCCGGCGCTCGCCTTGGGCGGCGCGGGCCCGGCCAGCTCGGCCTCCATCTCCAACGCCTGTTCAGAGGTGGAGAACTGGATGCGCGTCACCAGCGTGCGGTCCTGGATGCTGGCCTGGTCGATCACCCCCAGGCGCGAGTCCAGGCAGCACCAGTCGTGATCCATCAGCGCCGGACAGTTGCCGGCGGCCACCTGGCTCAGGTCCACGGCGCCCGGGCTCATGTCCAGGATCTCGTAGTAGGGGCCGTCGAGGCCGATCCGCCAGCCGGGCGTCAGCACCGGCGTTTCCGTGGCCAGCACCAGCTCCACGGTATGGGCCTGCGGGTCGTAGCTGGAGGCGGCGGCCGCGCGATACTGCACAGCGCCGGCCACCTGCCGGCGCGTCTGGGTGTCGGTCATGGAAGGTCTCCGGGTCGGCCTCAGCCGGCGGTGTTGTCCGCGCCGCCCTTGGGCGCGATGTATCCGGCGGCGGGTTGCAGCCCCCCCATGCCGTTGGAACGGCGGGGGTCGCTGTCCAGCACCAGGCCGGCGGCGTCGATCATGGCGTTGATCTCCTGCTGCCGCTTGATAGCGGTCGGCAGGTCCATGCCCCGTTCAGCCATGGCGATGTCCATGGCGCCGGGGATCGATCGGATCTCCATCAGCTCGGCCTGGCCGTCCTTCAACGGGTCGACCCAGGCGCGGGGCGGCAGGGTGTGCTTGCCCACCACCTGCAGAAGCTCGGGCTTGCGCAGCAGCAGGGCGGCGCGGCGCATGACGCGATTGAAGGCCGGGGTGATCGTGCGCGGCACGATGGTGTTCCAGCCCCAGTCGTTCAGGCGCCGGCGGTAGGGGATGTCGTCCGCCCGCAGCCCGGAATAGTTGGCCTGGCTCACGTCCCCGGTGCCCACGTGATAGGGCACGCCCATGCAGGCCATGGTGGTCATCAGCTGGTAGCGCAGCAGGGCATCATCGCCGCCGCTGCTGTTGGGGTTGACCACGGTCAAGGTTTCGCCGGGCTGGCCGGTGACCACCATGCCGGGACGCAGATTTTCCCACGTGGGCGTGCCGTCGGTCTGGACCGTCTTCTCGCCCAGGGGGCTGGTCTGGCCGCTTTCGCCGGGGGTGCGGAACACCGCCAGGCAGGCCTCGACCCGGCGCTTGATCCGCAGCGACTCTTCCAGGTCATTGATGTCGCGCAGGCGACTGATCGCCGCGTGGAACCAGGGTGCGCCGCGCGTCTGTCCGGGCCGCAGGGGCTCGAACAGGTGGTCGGCGTACTGCGCCTCGATCCGCAGGGTCTGGAAGTTGTTGCCGGGATATAGCCGGTCGCCTGGATGGCGCTGATAGATGTGGTAGGCCACCACTTGGCCGGTCTTGTCGAACTCCACGCCCTGGATGATCTTGCCCCCGTCCGGCAGCAGTTGGTCGCGCACGGCCACCAGATACTCGGCCTCCAGCAGCTTCACTCGGCCGTCGGGGCCCAGGTCGTCGGCTTCCCAGATCGTCAGGGTGTCGCCGCCTTCGATCATCCCGCGGGTGGCCAGCTTCTGGTGGCCGTAGAAGTCTTCGCCGCCCCAAATGCGGGCCTCAGCCTGCTTGTCCCAGTAGTCCTGGGCGATCTGGCGGATCTTGGGATCCGGGTGTTCGGCCCGTGTGGTGATGCCGTCGCCGATCAGGTCGCAAGTCAGGTTGCGCAGCGCCGTGGTGGCGTAAGGGTTGTCCCGGATCAGCTGGCGCTGATTAGCTCGTAGATAGGGCAGGTCCGGAAACATCTCAGCATCCGCCGAGCCGAACGTGGCCTTGTGGCGACCGGCCAGGCGGCCTCGATCAGCGCCTTCATAACGCCGCGCCTGGGCCTGCAGGCGCTTCTGGGCCTCATAGGCGCCCCGATAGGCCAGCCGTTCAGCGGCGGCCTTGGGTGAGAACACCCCGATGAGGTCGTCGAGCAGAGCCATCAGCCGGCCACGAACGCGGCCAGGGTGGTGTTGGAGGTCCCCGCCGCCAGGGCCAACTGGCCCTTGAAGTAGTTGAGGCGGGTGATCATGTCGCCGGCGCTCTGGTAGATCACCAGCTCGCCGTTGACCTCCACGCGCAGCTTGCCATTGATCAGCGCCGTTTCCAGCGCATCGACGGCGGCCTGGTAGTTAACGGTCGCCATCGAGCCAGCCTCCCTCGTTCGTCTTGATCCAGGCGTCACGCGCCATGCCGCGCACGCCGTGCGCCGATTGGCCGCCCTGGGCCGAGGCGGGCGCCGCCGCCCGGGGCGGCTGGGCCAGCAGGTCGCCCTGGACCGGATCCTTGGCCGCGCAGCGCTCGTCGCGCAGGCGGGCCCAATCGTCCGGGGTCAGCCGGTCCAGCAGCAGCTTGGCCGCGGCGGCGTGGTTGTAGACCCGGCAGTCCAGGTAGTGGTTCGGCCGTCCGGGCAGCACATGCCACTCGCGCTTCGAGTAGCGGTTGACAGTCCGCACCGCGATGGCTTCAGAGGTCAGTTGCAGAAAGTGGTCCGCCGGCGTGTCGCGGCCGAAGTGGCAGCGCCCGATCGCCTGCACGGCCATCTGTGTCTTGGCCTCATCCTCGGCCACCCTCAGCGTCTGCGTCAGGTAGCCGTAGAAGGTCAGCTTTACGCCATAGGTGCCGACCAGATAGGCCTTGTCCTCGGCCTTCTTCGTGGCCTGCCCGGCGCGCGAACCGCGCTGCTGATAGCGCAGGTTCTCGCCGCGTCCCAGCACCGGCAGGGTCCAGCCCGGCCGGCCGAACACCGCCAGGCGGTTGGAGTGGCCACGGCAGAAGGCTTCAGCTGCCGCCGTGTGATAGCCCGCGTCCACGCAGACTTGGTCGATGGGCAGGGCCTTGCCGCCCGGGTAGATCACGCCACGCTTCACCAGCGCGTCCAGGTCCTTCCAGGCCCCCTCGCCCGGCACGTCCGTGGCGCCGGGGATGAAGCTGGCGAACAGGGACCAGCTCTCCGCGCTCGGGCCCCAGCCCAGGGTCTCCTGGTAGAGGCCGTCGCCCTGGACGTCGACGCCCATGGTGGTGGCCACGGGGCCGATCGGCATCTGGCCGACGCCCCAGTCCTGTTCCAGCAGCTGGCTGAGCTTCTCGTGGTCCGGGGCGTTGCCCTTGACCTCGAATTCCTCGCCAAGATCCAGGTTGGTCCAGGCCTTCAGCTTGTTCAGGTCGCCCTTGGCGTCCACGAAGGCGGCGCACAGGTCGGCCCAGGCCAGGAAGGCGGAGATGATCCCGCCGATGTGGAAGCCCGGCTGGCGCTCGCCCATGTCGCGGGCGCGCCAGGCCTGGAAGTCCGCCTCCAGCGGGATGATCCGGGGCGGGGCGGTGACGACGCCGTCGCCGTCAACCGTCTCCGCCGTGGGGCACCAGCCGTCGGCCGTGGTCATGGCCGTCTTCTGCCAGTGCTCGATGGCCTGGCCGCAGCAGGGCGCCGCCAGGTGGGCCTCGCGGGGCTTGCCCTCGGGCCACTTCAGGTCGGCGAATTCCGGGCGGAACCGGGCCGCGCAATGGGGGCAGCGGAAGTAGAACCGCCGCTGGTCGCTGAGGCCCCAGGCCGCCCCGATCTTCGAGGCGCCCTTGATCGTGGGCGTCGAGATCTTGAAGCGCTTGGACAGGCCCTGGCGGGTGTAGACCCGCAGGCGGGCCGTCACCATGGTCTCGGGGCTGCCCTGCCCTTCCACGTCGTCGGCGAACCGATCGAGATCGTCCTCGATGGCGTAGCGCACGGTGTGCGCCGAAAGGGTCGCTGCCGAGTTGGAGCCGGCCAGGAGGAGGGAACCGCCGCGACGGAACTTGATCCGCAGCTTGGTGGAGCCGGTGTCCTCGTCGCCGCCCTGCTCGCCCTTGCCCTTCACCGCGCCGCGCCGGCGCGGGTCCAGTTTCGGCGTGGCCAGGATCATCGGCCACAGCTTGTCCCGCGCCCAGTCCTCGGCGGCGCGGACGTTGGCCTGCACGTAGAGGGCCGGGCCGGGCGCCACGTCGGCGATGTAGCCGATCCAGTTTTCGCCGGAGGCCGAGCCGCCCGACTGGGCGCACTTGATGCAGACCACCTGGCTGCAGGGATGGTGCGGGCTGAGGCAGCCCATGATCTCCACCAGGTAGAGGGCCGTCTCGTGCCGCCAGGGGCCGGGATAGGGGCTCTCTTCCGGGAAGCGGCGATGCTGTTCGGCCCACTCGGCCACGTCGATGCGGGGCGGCGGGCGCAGGCCGGAGGCGAAGGCCCGGTCCAGCCGCTGCGCGTTGTTCTGCAGGATCGGGCCGACAGGTCCGAACCGCGCATAGTCCAGGGGCTTCACGCCTCTACCAGCTCGGGCAGGGGCTCAGCCGGCGCTGTCTCGGCCTCCAGGGCGTCGGCCAGGCGGCCGCAGACGGCGTCGATCTCTTCGCTCAGCAGGGCGGTGATCTCGCGGGGCTCGGTCATCGTCGCCAGCCGCTCGGCCAGCATCCGCGCCATGGCGTGCATGCCTTCGCGCACCCGCCGCCCGCTCTCCGCCGCCCGGCTCTCCACCTCGCCCAGGGCCACCAGGCCGCCGGCCGCCCGTTCGTTCTCCATCCGGCGGCGGACGATCTGTTCCGCCACCAGCTCGTCGCGCACCGAAGGCCCTTGCGGCGCCGCCGGCTCTGCCACCATCGGAATGACCTGCGCCGCCTGCCCGGCCCGCGGCCTGCCCTGCGTCGCGTCCACCAGCCGGTCCACCAGCGCATCCGTCCTGGCGACATCCACGAACCGGCCCTGAAGAATGACCAGCCCCCGCGCCTTCCACTTCGACACCGTCCCCTTCGTCACCCCCTTGTAGGCGGCGAAGTCGGTCGCGCTCATCAGTTGAGGCGCATCAGCCATGCGAAAGTTGCCAAGGTTGAAATCCTTTTTCCCGCCCCACCGGTACACCCCCCGCGCTCCGCTCGACCGTATAGGCGCCGGGCCCTGGAAAGGACCCGTGCCGAGGCAGAGGGCCGCCGCCCCGGCAGGCCGAGGCGGCGCAGTTGCGCTTAGGGAGGATCGCCCATGGGGCCTGGATGCAGAAAGCCCGCCGGATTTGCACTCGCGGCGGGCTGACTGAATGGGGTTGGTTCGGAATGGCATCCGCACCGGCGCTCAAGAGAGTTTCGCCAGTGCCACCTCGTGAAGTGATTCGCTTCCGAGAAGCCTAAGTAGGATCATCGCGCGGCGTCCGTCAACGGCCTCTTGGAAGATGGCATCGAGGTAGCCGTCGTAGGTCACGGCCTCGCCCTTCTGCCATTTCGGAGCCGGCAGCTCAGCCTGTTCGAGGCGAACGTAGCCGTCGATCTCCCGGGCCTGGATGGCGGCAATGACCCGGTCCTTCACCGGCATGTTCAGCACCGCCTTCACGCCGCGCGTCGAGTAGACCTTGTTCCAGCGCACCGCCTGCGGGTTGGGCTTCACGAAGACGTAGGTCGGGAAGAGCGGATAGCCGACGTTGCGGGCAGGCTGGCCCTTCGGCATGCAGTGCACCAGGTGCATCGGCAGGTAGGCCTCGAAGCCCCGGCCTTCCAGGTTCTCAAGCGCCAGCCGCTCTTGACCCTGACGGGTCTGGCATACGCGCCACACCTTCGCCTTCGGCTCATTCTGGAAGAGATCAGTCTTCTCTTGGAAGGTCATCTTACCCATTCCCACAGCTACAGCGACGCCCATCGCAACTCACGCCCAACACACCAACGGACACGGACAGTGCCCGCCCGCTCGCCTCACACGCCCGCACGTCACGCGCCTGTCAGGCCAACCCCGGCGAAGTGTCCGGACTGTTCAGCACTGTCCGTAAACGCCACCAATTCAGACACTTAGCGCCCGGACAGTTGCGGCCCTCCCGGATAGTCAACCCTCCGTCCCCGCGCGCGGCCGCGTGAAACCCGGGCCGTAACCCTCCGGACTGTCCGTAACTCTCCGTCATTCGCCCTCCCGCCAGTCGGCCTCGCCTGGGGCGAGCGCCTCCAGGTCGGCAGCCGACAGCCCGCCGGGGCCATGCAAGGGGTGAGGCGCGCGATCGGGGTCCATCAGGTCCCCCGCACCGTGGTCGTAGTCGGCCCGCAGCTTCGCCCCCTTGCGCCTCACGCGCCCGGTGGAGTCCTTGCCGCACAGCAGGATCTGCATGTCGCCCAGCGCCCGCCCGAAGGTGGTCTGCGTCATGGGGCGTTCGTGGCCGTTGGCCTCGCACCAGTCCTTGTAATTTCGGTAGAGGTCGCCCGCGAGCTCCACGGCCTCCGGCTCCAGGATCACCCTGTCGGCCCACCACTGGGCAAAGGGGTTGCTCCCCCGCCGATAGTCCTCGATCGCCCCGCGCACCTTCTCCGGCGTCGGCAGGCCGTGCTGCAGGTAGGAGATCACCCCGGCGATCAGCCAGTTGAGGATTCCGCTCGCCTCGGCCTCCAGCTTCGCCGGCAGGTCCTTGTCGATCTCGTGTTCCTTCAGCTGCCGCTCGAACAGCAGGATGCGGATGCGCCGCCAGATCCCGTCGTCGGTGTCGTTGATGGCCGGCCGGCCGTTACACTCGATCACCACCTTGCCCGTGGGCTCGAACTCGAAGATCCCCTGGCGCAGCTCCCGCGCCACGATGGTCCCCCCGCCCGTGAAGCTCTTGATGGCCCCCGTGGCCAGCTTGCTGCCCCTGGGCGGCTCGGCCGTGCAGATCAGCCGCGTATCCCCGGCCAGGCGCGCGATGTCCGGGCTGGCCTCGCCGGATCGCTTCATGCCCGTGTCCAGGAAGGTCTCGACGGCCGCCGTCACCGCATAGGTGTGCAGCACGTGGCGCAGGGCGTTCACCAGGGTGGACTTCCCGTCCCCGCCCTTGCCCTGCAGGATGATGAACAGCTGTTCCTTCGTCAGCCCCGTGGCCATGTAGCCGGCCAACGACTGCAGATAGGCCGCCATCTCCGCCTGCGGCTGGCACCAGCTCAGGAAGCGGTCGAACTGCGGGCAGGCTGCCTTGGGCTCCCACTTGGCGCCACAGATCCGCGTCATGCGGTCGCCAGGGTCATGCACGGGCGAGAAGGCCACCTTCCAGCCGCCCTCCCCTCGCCGGAACTTCACCGTGCCGTTGGCCACGTTCAGCGCCAGCGGGTCGCGGTCGAAGTCGTCCAGGTCGACGGTCAGATAGCTGGCCGCCTGCGCCAGCATGGCGCCCGACGATCCGCTGGAGCCCGTCCGGTTGACGAAGTCGAGCCAGGCCTTCGGCAGCTTGTCCCAGACCGGCTTGCCCCGATCGTCCCTCTCCTCGCGCATGGCCTCGGACTGGGCATGCAGCCCCCCCGCTACCTTGTGCGTCCAGCGCCGGGCGATCTCCTCCCCGGCGGCCAGGTCCCAGTGCCGCCCGTTGAAGGCGATCCAGCCGCGGTTGCGCAGGTAGAGCAGCCGCGCCGCCCTGTGGTCGACCAGGCCGTCGTCATCGAACCGCCCGCCCACCAGCCGGATCAGCCGCTGGCTGTTTCCCAGGTCGTTCCAGGGAAAGCGCAGCAGCTCCTCTGGCGAAGGGGCACCGGGGAAGGCGTGGATACTGGCGGTCACTTAGAGGCGCGCTCCCGACAGGGTCCGCAGCTGCGCCTGTGCTTCCGACTTCAACTCTGTGAGGCCGTGCGTCACCCGGCCCATGGCGGAGAAGATCGCCCCGCCCACGCCGAAGCCGCTCCACCATCCGTGCACGAACACAACGCTGGCGATCGCGCCCGCCAGGTCCAGGAACAGCCCGGAGCGCACGCGCCAGATGGCCTCGCCGATCACCCCCCACATCGCCCTCATCCGGCCACCTGCTCCCTAAGCTCATCGTTGAAATCCCGCCCCGGCCCGGGCGCGATCGAGGTCACGGCCGAGGCCGGCAGCCCCGGGCAGGCCCGACGCCAGGCCGCCTCGGCCAGGCCGGCGCAGATCCGCGCCCTGTCGTCGGCGCTCAGCTCCACCTGGGCCGTGCCCCCGCCGAAGCGCCGCACCTTGGCGCTCACCGGCTTCATGTCGCGGTCCACGGCGATGATCACCCGCGGCCAGGGCGCCACCTCAGGGGATGGCCAGGTAAAGGCCGGTGACGCCGGATCCGGGCGCACCGCGTTGATGTCGATCCGCCCATAGGCGTCCGTCTGCCGCCCGCCGCTCAGCCGGTTCAGGCTCAGCGCCGCCACGATGCGGCAAGGCTCGCCCAGCAGCTGCGCGGCCGACAGCGCGGACTCGATGCCCTCCGCCACTACCAGGGGGCCAGAGGCGTGCACGGACGTCAGCCAGACGCCGCCCCACTGGACAGGCCCCGGCTCTTCGTTCTCGAAGAACACGTCTGAGGTCAGCGGGGCCGCTCGGCTCTGCGGGCCCCACATCTTCTTGGCCGGCTCCAGCCGCGCCTTGCCCTGCCCGCCGGCGGCCAGATAGGTCACATGGACCCCGCCTGTCGCGCCGCCGGGCGCATGCTCGATGCCCACCATGGCCGGCGCCGTCACCGGCCGGTGCGAGGGCCCGCTGTGATAGGCGTTCGGATGAAACCTCAGCCGCTGCAGCGCCCCGGCCAGGGGATGGCCCCGGATCGCCCGGCCGCGCAGATAGATCTCCACGGGCGTCCCGGCCGCCGCCCGCGCATCCCGCCACAGCGAGGCCGCCAGCTCCGCCTTCCAGCGGTCGCCCTCCGGGTCTCCCGCCGGCACAACGGGCGCGCGGGGTGCGGCGGGCGCACGCGCCCCGGCCCGCGAGGCCTTCACGCCCAGGGCCGCTTCCGCCGCCTCCAGGGCCCGCGCCTCGCCGGGCGCCAGCCGCGCCGCGGCCTCCCGCGCCGTGCCGCCCCGCACCAGCTGCTCCATGGCGATCACGTCGCCGCCGCCGGCGCAGTCCCCGCCCCCGCTGAAGCATCCCCAGCGCCCGATGGAATCGTCCACCCAGAAGGCGCCGTCGGCCTTCTTGCCGTGGCTGGCGTGACAGATGGGGCACTCGCCCCGCCGGCGCCGCCCCGCCTTGAACAGCCGATGCCCGGACGGCAGCGCCTGGTCGATGGGCGCGCGGCCGGCGGCGGTGAAGAGGTCGGCGCGCAGCTGGGCGACGTCGCTCATCCCGCCACCCGATCAAACAGCGGCGGCGCCGAGACCACGGCCTCTAGCCGACGGCACGCCACGTCGAACCACTTCGGCTCGGACTCGATGCCGATAAAGCACCGCCCCTGCTCCAGGGCGGCGACGCCCGTGGTTCCCGTGCCCATGTAGGGATCCAGAACGCAGCGCCCCCCGACGTTGCCCACCACCTTGTGCATGAGAGCCAGCGGATTGACCGTTGGATGGTCCCACTCGCTCTTGCCGGCCGCGCCGTCCCAGTATCGGGCCTTGGCCCGCAGATCGCCTTCAGGCGCGAATCCCAGCCGCCAGCCATGCACCCAGAATTCCGTGTCGGGGCGGTAGTGCCGATTGGCCAGGGGCAAGGGGTTCAGCTTGCGCCACGACAGCACGACGAAGCGATCAAACCGCACCTTCATCAGCGTGGTAATCTCGGGCAGCTGGTCGTTGTGGCAGAAGATCGCCGCCGCGTTCACTTGATCCAGCGGCAGGGATTCCAGGTCGAAACCTTGATCGAGGCCGAGGCGTACGATCTCGCCCATGGCCTTGCGGGCGTTGCGGAACATGCCGCCGCCGCGCGCATCAAAGTCATAGGGTGGATCGGTCTCCAGCACGTCGAAGCCGCTCAGCCCGGGCATGATCTCGGCGCAATCGCCGAGGTGCAGGGTCGCGCCGCCGATGATCTCGACCCGGCTCACGCGAACGCCTCCGCCCGCAGCGCCTGGACCTGATCGCGCGCCGCATCGGCCAGCCGGTAACCGACCCGGGCCAGCGTCTCGATCGCGCCCGGGCCCAGCTTCGAGCGCAGCCGGCAGACCAGCACCGAGATCATGTTCGATCCCGGCGTGATCTCGCCCACCTGAACATGCGCGCCCAGCTCGTGGATACTGACGGGCCGATCAGCCATGAACAGCGTCAGGAGCAGCCTCACCTGCCCTGGCGACAGATCGAAACGCGACGCCAGCAGGGCCCTGAACCGGAAGTCGCCCAGCTGCGCCTTCAGCTCCAGGTTCTCCGCGTGGAGGGCCTCCAGGGTCATGGCGGTCAAACCCCGCCCTCCGCCTTGAAGCGCCGCTGCAGGTCGCCGGCGTCCACGTCGAACAGCCAGGCCACCTCTTCCATGTCCCAGCGAGCGCGCAGGAAGCGGCGCGCATAGCGCATGGTCCGCGCCGTCACCGACTTGATCCGCGTGGATCCTCGCCGCCGGGGCGTCTCCGCCGGCGGCTTCACGCGCCGGGCCGAGTGCGGCAGGACCGACGAGCTGGGCGTGGCCGCGCCCGGCGCCGCCGGCGCGGCCGCGGCAGCCTCGCCCTCGCCCTGGAAGTCCTGCGGCCGCCAGCAGGCGTAGGACACCGCCCGCGAGGCCGCCAGCTGGGCGGCCAGGAAATCGGCCGTGGCCCGCGATCGGGCCGTGAAGATCGAGGTCGGCGCGATGGCCAGCGCCTTGGCGACATCCACCGATCCCGCGATCTTCTGCATCATCAGGCCGCCGGCCGCCGCCGTCAGCGCGCGCCGGGCCTTCTTCGCCTTGCTGGTCATCGCCACGGCCGGGTCATCCCCATAGCTCATGGCCGCCGCCACCACGGCGCGCGCCACCAGGTCGGCGGTCAGTCTGTTGGTAGAGCCCCCCCCCATGGTCATTCCTCCGGTCCTGCCGCTCGTCGGGCCGCGCACGCCGTGCGCGCGTCCTCTGCATCGATGATCGCTTCCAGGGCCGTGGCCCCGGCTCGCAGCCAATCGGCCATCAGGCGCCGGCGCTCCGGGCCGGCGTCGCGGTAGAGGCGCGCCTGCTCCACGAAGGCGTTCAGCGCCTGGTTCGCCACGTCGCCCCGCTCCAGGGGCGGCACATGCCGGCGCGCCACCTTCAGGGCGTGGCCCAGCTCATAGGTCTCGGCCGCCCAGTCGGCGGCGACGCCGCGGGCGACGGCGAACAGCTCCCGCCAGGCGGCCAGGGATTGCGAGCGGCCCGTACCCCCAACGCTCGTCACCGCCCCGTCTCCCCCATCAACGCCTCGACCGCCTGGGCCGAAGCCGTCAGCGCCGAGGCCAGGATCCGCCGCTCATGCGGCCGGGCGTTCAGGAAGGTGCGGGCGGTCAGCATGAAGGCCGCCGAGGCGCCCAGGCCGGTGACATGGCCGGCGGGAAACGGCGCGGGGCAGCCGTCTGACCCGTCCGCCATCAGATCCAGCAGCACCCAACGCTCGCCGCCGCCCTTGTCGGGGGTCGGCCCGAACGCCTCGCCATTGGCCCGCGCCGCCGCCATCCGCGCCTGCGCCAGCAGGCGGCGCCATTGCGTGGGCGCATCGATCGAGGCCCGCCGGCGCACCTGCTCGACAGCGAAGGGACGGGGCCTACCCATGGGCATCCTCTCCGGCCAGGGCGGCCTTCGCGCGCGCCTGGGCGGCTAGGGAGGCGTTGGCCTCCGCGACGACGTCGGCCCCGAACCGGCTCACCATTCTTGCGTGATGGGCATCGCATAAGGCCGCGATCTCTTCAGTGGTCATTGGCGGGCGCCGAGACTCGCCACAGCCTGCGGCGGCGAAGGAGCGCGACCCATGTCCCCGCAGACGATTACGGCCATCGGCAATGCCGACGCTGCCACGGAACTGATCCGCCGCCTGATGGTCTTCGTCAGAGCCGCCTCGCCCGTGGAGTTTGACATCCACTTCGAGGAGCAGGCTGCCGAGCTGGAGAAGCGCCTGGCCTATCTTGCCGACAAGCCCGACGACGCGAACCTGGCCCGGCTGAGCGCCTCGACGCAGCTGAGCGTCATTCGCGGCGTTCTGGATTTCTGACCGTCGGCTCATAGCCGTCTCCCCTCTAGGGCCCGCGCCACAAGCGCCGTGCCGCCTGCGTCCGCTTTTGTCGCGTTAACGACTCCGCAAATGAGAACATTTGTGGAACAGATGCGCCACCAGGGGGCGGCGCGACCGCCCCTGACAATCAGGGGATAGGTGATGGACGCCGACAAACGCCGCCGCGTGCTGGAGCTGGTGGAACAGCTCGAACGCCGGCTGAACGCCGACCACGCCAGCATCGGCGCCCGCAATGCCGCCGTCGAAGGCCTGCTCTTCAGCCTTGGGCTGGCCGCCGACGCTGTCGACAGCGCCCAGACCCACGCTGCATTCATCGAGGGGCGGTTCATTGCGTGACCTCGCCCCCTTGGCCGGCTCGGGTCAGGTGGGGTGGGAAAAAATCCTCAGCCGTTACGCGCCCGTTCGTATAGGCGACGATCCTCGCTACCACGGCCGAGCGGGGTGTCTGGTGCTGGGCATTTTCGAATGGCAGGCAATAGCGGCGCAGTGAGTTGTAAGTGATCGAGAGGTCAGCCGCCGCCTTCGCTAGTTGCACGCGATTTTCGTCGCACCACGCGATCAGGGGATGGCGCCCATCTGGTGCGCTGGTCAGGTCAGCCTCGGTCGTACTATCGCTCATGGAGTCAGAGGCAAAACTGATTTGCGTATGGACGCAACCTAAAAAGTTTGGTTTCTAAAAGCCCATGCAGGCTGTGGCCCAAGCCCGGTTCGTCGACCACCGTTTACGGATGAGGTCAGGCGACACAAACTCCCGAGAGCAAAAGCTGCTCGGCCAGGCTCTGAAGGCCCTGCGCGAACGCGCGGAAATGACGCAGGAAGACGCCGCCACGCGCTTTGGTGTCGGCAACGCGCCGGCCTGGTCGAAGTATGAGCGCGGCCTTGCTCCATCCATCTTCCAGCCTGATGTCCAGCAAAGGCTGGTCGCGGCCCTTGGCGCCTCAATGCAGGACCTATTGCTGGAGCGTGCACGCTTCGCCGGTCAGGAAGTCGCTGCGCAGGCTACTGGGGCCGCCGAGCGCGGACGCCCATTCCAGGCCACGCCTATGCCTGGCCTCGTCGCCGTTTATGGCCGCCCTGCCGCGACACCCGGAAGCGTAGATCTCGCGCCGGGCGCAGAGATTCGCTTCATGCCAATGCACCCTGCCCAACGCGGTTACGAACGTACGGGTATCTATGAGGTCGTGGGCGAGGCCATGCACCCACGCTGGAAGCCGCGGGAGCTGGCCTACTTTGTTTTTGACCTGGATCCCCCGCGCGGCGATGACGTCATCGTCGATCTATCTGGCGGCGGCGCTATCCTGAGGGAATATGTCGGGCGCACATCCACCCACCTGTCCCTCCGGCGCTTCTATCCGGAAGAGGCCATCGAAGATGTGCCGTTGGCTGAAGTGACAGCCTTGCATGCCGTGGTGGGCTAGATCAGTTCGTTGAGCCGCGACACTCGTAGCGCGAGGCATCGCTCACCTTGACGTAGATCGTGCCGGAGACGTGCTCCCCGGCAGGCACGTCCGTCCAGTTGGTGAATTCGCTTGCCACCAGCGTCCCCGCCTTGTTGTAAAAATCGCAATGCGCGGCAGCGTAACCTAGGGTCTCACCGGTCGTATTGGTGAGCTGAACGGGATATTTCGTAACATCAAATTCCCTGAAGCCCCTACCCAACTTCACTGGAAGGGACGTCGGTTGGTTGGCGGACGAATCGCCACTTGACGATGCTGACCCCGACGAACTGGGGTGGATGGCTGAGCTACACATCACTAGGGCGATGCAGAGCACCACGATGGCAGCCACAACGCCGAGACAGCCAGTAAATCCACGTTGAAAACCACTGCCGGCGGGTCTGCTGTCAACCACGTGAACAGTCTGCGGCGCTGCTGACTTCGACTCGGCCCCGGCGGTAGACTTGGCCGCCAACTCTGCCCGAAGGCGCTCTATCTCTGCGTCCTTGTCGTCCACGCGGCCCTCCCGAAGCGCTTCGCATGGCGATGACCGTCGCGCCCTACGCGCACGCCGTCAACCTAAGCGCGTCGGTTTGCAAAACCGCATTTGTTCGAATGACGGTTGACAACAAAACCAAAAAGTTTCGTTATTCGTCTCACCCGCCCCGGTGATGCGACCCCCCGCGCGTCCGGAATGGTTCCGCTGGTGATCGTCTCCCGACGCTGATCCCCAGTCCGGCCGGGTCCTAGGGCCCCGCCCGGGCCGCCGTCCCCTGCGGCGATCCGGGCGGGCATCCCTCCTCCCAGCCGCTGGAGATCCGCCCCGTGTCCCTTTCCTTCCTCGACCCCAAGCACCTGCGCGTCGTCGTCAAGGTCGACCGCATGCGCCCCTATGAGACCACCCTGGGCGACTTCATCGCCTCCGGCCAATTCTCCGAGACGGCCCGCGAGGCCATGATCCGCGAGGTGGCCGAGGGCCAAACCTACTTCGGTATGGTCGGCCTGCGCTCCAGGCGCACCTGGACAGTCCGCCGCGCCAGCCTGCCGGCGACGCAGGCCCAGTCCGTCCGTCCCAGCGCCCTGGCCACCCGGCGGCCCGTCCATGCCGAGGCCTCGCACGAGACCCTGATCGACGGCGAATACACCCCCGAACATACCTTCGAGCGCGACGACTTCGGCCGCGAGCCCGGCCCGGACTTCGACGACATCATCGCCGCCGACGCCTTCGAGCCGCGCCTGTTCGATGGAGTCCGCGTCCGATGAGCGCGCAGATCATCGACCTGAACGGGCGGCGCACGCCGTGCGCGGTCGCCCACGCCAACGACCGCCAGGCGTCGGAGCACCCGGTCCTCTACGACCCCCGCCCCCTCTTCTTCGGCGCCGGCCTGCCCGCGCCCGTCCGGACGGTGCTGGACTGGGATGAGGATATCCGCGCCGGCCGACCGGCCATCCTGACCATTCCCGCGGGGCCCCGCGCGCGGGCCGTCACCTTCCCCGAGGCCGCCCTGCTCCCGCTCGGCGCATGCCAGCCCTTCGCGCTGCGCCGCCCCGGCCGGTTCCCCATCCTCACCGCCGCCCTGCTCGATTGCGCCAGGGCCGGCGCCGACATCATCGCCGCCGCCCCCGTCGCCCTCGCCGAGGCCAGGGACGCCGCCCGCCGCCACGCTGAGGAGAACCCCCGCATGGCCCCCAAGCCCGGTCGCATCAACTCCAATCGCCGGCCCCGCGCGCACCCCGCCGCCCGCTGGATCATCGTCGCCAACATCGTCATCTGGGCCGCCGCCGCCGGCGCGGCCTGGGCCTACCTGCTGAGCGGGAAGCGCTGATGAGCGCCGCCCCCTTCGCCGTCGTCGTCGACCTGCCCAACGCCCAGCTGGGCAAAGTGTACCGGCCCGCCCCCATGGGCCCTCACCGCGCGCCCAGGCGCCGCGCGAACGGCCGCTACGACATGCTGGCCCAGCTCAGCCCCTTCGCCCCCGACTGCGAGGGGCTGGACGCCAACCACAAGGGCCGCGTCTGCATCGTCTGGAACGCCGAGCCCAGGCAGGCCCTGGGCACCCTGCTGGCGCGCCTCCAGCGCCCCGCCTCCCTGGTGGAGGCCGTGGACCTGAAGGCCTCCGGCGAGGTGGCCCTCATGGCCGCCATCCCCCGCCTGCAGCCGGACGGCTCCACCACCCCCGACCACCTGCTGCCCGGAAAGACCATGCCCGTCGCCTTCATCGCCGGCATGGACGCCGCGACGATCAACGCGGCGCTGAAGGCGATGGCGGGGCGCGCGGCATGAGCGAGCGCACCCAAACCCTCATCGAAATCGCGGCCCTGGTCATCCTGGTGGCCATCCTCGCCCGTCTCGTCTGGAGCTGACATGGAACTGACCCCTCTCGCCGTCTCGGCGGCCCCTATCCTCTTCGCCATCGACAACGCCCGCGCCGTGGCCTGGCTGAGCGACAAGGGCCCTCAGCTGGTGGAGGCGAACGCCGTGCGCGCCATCCCCGATGGCCATGTGGCCGTCACCCACGCCCAGATCATCCGCGACAAGGCCAACGCCCGCGAAGACTTCAACGAGGACGATCTGGCCGAATTCGCCGACGGCATATTCGAGCGGGGAATCCTCCAGAAGCCGCTGCTGCGGCCGACCGATGATCCCAATCTCTTCCGACTGGGCATGGGCGAGCGCCGCTGGCGCGCATGGGGCCTGCTGATCGCCGACGGCCGCTGGCCCGCCGACCACGTGGAGATCTGCCCCGTCCGCGCCGTCGACGACCTCACCCACACCGAGGACGGCCTGGTCGAAAATCTCAACCGCACCGACCTCAACCACATGGAGATCGCCGCCGGCTTCGAGCGCCTGGCCACCCTCCACGGCCGCACCAACGAACAGATCGCGGCCGCCACCAAACGCTCCGTCCGCTACGTCCAGCAGCATAGGCAGTTGATGGGCCTGGACGGCGCCGACCAGGGCCGCCTTCGCATGGGGCATATCTCCCTGCATGAGGCGCTGAAGATCCTCAGCCAGCCCAAGGCCGAGCCGATCGAGGTCACTGACGCCCAGCGCCTCATTCTGCTGGAAGTCCTCCACCACCAGGCCAGCCAGGGCAAGGCGGCTTACTACAGCGCCTGCCCCTGCGACTGGCGACACGCCGGCGACGTAGAGGACGATCTGGCCGAGCGCCATTGGCTCGACTTCGGCACGGGCTGGAATACCGGCGCGGCGACCGTGAAGGCAGGCTATAGGGCCAGCCAGGCCAAGGTCGATCACTACAACCTCGCCCTGAAGGATATCGAACCGGCCCTTGAAGCCGTCCGCCAGACCCTCGGCGTTAGTCCGCCGGAAGGCCGCTATCATACCGCTTGGCTAAATCCGCCCTTCGAGTGTGACCCGGCGATGCTCCAGGCCGTAGCCGACCGCGCAGCCGAGCAGGCCGCAGATAAGAAGCGGCGGGCGGAGGCCCAGGCCGTCAGCAAGGCCACGAAAGACAAGGCCCACGCCGTGGGCCAGGCCCTGAAGAAGGTGGTTGTTCAGCCCCTATCGCCGGAACTCATCGACATCGTTGAGGGCTTCGGCATCGCCCTGCCGGTGCGCCGCAAGGGCTCCGAGATCGTGGACGCCCGCGGCAAGCGTGTGGCCAGCACTACCTACCACCAGTCCATCCCCGACGCCGAGGGTGGCCTGATCGCCCTGGCCATTGCCCTCAACGCCGCCTGCGGCTTCGCCGCCACGGCCCTGATGGAAGGCGAGGCCGACCTACAGACCGACCTCGAAGACGACGTCACCGATCCCGCCGATGCCGGTGAGGACGATGAGGCCGAGGACTAATCCCACCCCTTTCCCAACCGACCACCACAGGAGATTTCCATGGTCGATACTGCCACTGCCCCCAAAGGCCGTCCCGTTGTCGTATGCACCGAATTGCGAGGGGTCTTTTTCGGCTATGCCGAAGACACTGATGGCGAGGCTATCAAGCTGAAGAGCGCCCGCAATGCCATCTACTGGTCGAAGGCGACCCAAGGTGTTGTCGGCCTTGCCGGCATCGGCCCTCAGGACGGATCGCGCATCGGCGCCAGGGCGGACATCGAACTGCGTAAAATCAGCGCCATCCTCGAATGTACCCCCGAGGCGACCGCCCTCTGGGAAGCCGCAAAATGGGGTTGATTAGGGGGCTAATCCCCCCCGCCCTTACCGGCTCCGGCTCCGGCTCCGGCTCCGGCTCCGGCTCCGGCTCCGGCTCCGGCTACGGCGACGGCGACGGCGACGGCGACGGCTACGGCTACGGCGACGGCTACGGCGACGGCGACGGCGACGGCGACGGCGACGGCTACGGCTACGGCTACGGCTACGGCTACGGCTACGGCTACGGCGACGGCGACGGCTCGGGAACTTCGAGCGACCTTTAGTCCCTGCGGGCGGCCGGTTGGCTCGTTTCCTTCGGACTCGCACCCCCGGCCGCCCGCATCTTCATCACCTCTCAAGGAGATGTTCGTGCTCGACACGATCATAGAAGTCCGGCCGATCAAGGCCATTTCGCTATGGCAGCCCTGGGCCTCCCTCATGGCCGCCGGCGTCAAGCGACACGAGACCCGCCACTGGGACACCAAGCACCGCGGCCCAATCGCCATCCATGCCGCCAAGACCCTCGATCTGGCGGGTTGCCCCGACCGACTGTGCATCGATGCGTTCGGCGTCAGCTGGCCCGCCCAATTGCCGCTCGGCGCCGTGGTGGCGATCGGCCAGCTGGTCGCCTGTCGCCGCGCCGAGACCGTCGCCGACCACCTGACCAAAGCCGACCTGGCCGCCGGCAACTTCGCTCGCGGTCGTTTTGCCTGGCGCATCGAAAATATCCGCAGGCTTGCCGCACCTGTCCCCTGCATCGGCCGCCAGGGCCTCTTCAACTGGACACCGCCCGAGGACTTTGAGGCCCGCCTTGGCCCGGTCCTCGACCATGCGGCGGCCGTGCGCCCAATCGGATGGGGGTGATGGCCCTGGACCCAAAGCGCGCCGCCGAATTTCAAGCCATGCGGGCAGAAATGGCTGTAGCGATCGCGCGCGCTCGGCGCGACATGCGACATGCCTATTTACGCGTCAGGCCAAAGACGATCGTAAATCTGCTTGAGCAGATCGCCCAGGCGGTGGAACGGATCGAAGAAGCCGAGATCGAGGTCGCCGAACTCACCGACCAGCGCGACAAGGCCCGGGCCGAAGCCGCCACCCAACCTCGTTTCCGCTACGCCGTCATGGGTCCCTATGCCAAGAAGGCGCAGGCCTAGCCCATGCCCCCGCCGGCCCGCCAACCCGCACCCGAGCGCTTGCCGATAGGTCAGCAGGCCTCATTGCCGGCCGAGGAGGAAGTCGACGACGACTTCCTGCACTTGGTGGGCGCCATTGCTAGATGGGCGGAGCGGCGCCAGCGTGCGCGACTCTCTAACCCGCCGCCGACACAGGCCACTCCATAGCCATGCGCGTCGCCCTCTACGCCCGCTTCTCTGACGAAAAGCAGAATGAACTCTCTGCCGGCGACCAGCTGGCGATGATGCGCGACACCCTGGCCAAGCGCGGGTGGACCGAGGTCGCGGCCTTCACCGATCCGGAGATCTCCGGCGCCACCCTGGCCAACCGGCCGGGCATGGTGGCGCTGCTGGCGGCCGCTGCTGAACGCCGCTTCGACGTGGTCATGGCCGAGGCCATGGACCGCATGGCGCGCGACCAGGAGAGCAGCGCCCACATTTTCAAGCGGCTGACCTTCCACGGCGTGCGCCTGGAGACCCTCAGCCAGGGCGTAGTCACCAAGATGCACGTCGGCCTGTTCGGTATGATGGACGACATCTTCCTGGACGAGCTGGGCAAGAAAACCCGCCGCGGCCAGATCGCCAAGGTGCGCGCCGGAGGGTCCGGTGGCGGCCGGTGCTATGGCTACCGGCCGGGCGCCGAGGCCGGCCAGCTGGTGGTCGAGCCGGCCGAGGCAAAGATCGTCACGCGGATCCTGGAGGCCTACGCTGGCGGCAAGTCAGGCAAGGCGATCGCCGCCATGCTCAACGCCGAGGGTGTCCCCGGCCCGCGCGGCGGGACCTGGTCCCAGACCACCATCACCGGCGACCGCCGCTGCGGCGACGGCATCCTGCACCAGCAGCTCTATATCGGCGTTCGCGTCTTCAATCGCCGGCGATTCCGCAAGGATCCGGACACCGGCCGCCGCGCCGGCGTGCTCAATCCGCCAGACCAGTGGATCCACCAGGCCGCGCCGGATCTGCGCATCATCAGCGACGATCTATGGGCCCGCGCCCAGGCGGCCGTCGGCGCCTGGGGCGGCCAGCTGGAGGGCGCGGCCATCGCCGACCGTCCACGCCAGCGCCGGCCGGCGCGCCTGCTGTCCGGCCTCATCCGTTGCGCCGCCTGCGGCGGGCGGATGACGCTCAACGGGCAGAAGTACGCCTGTGCCAACAAGCGCGAGCGCGGCACGTGCGACAACGGCAAGTGCATCTCCGCCCCGCGCCTCGAGGCGCGTGTCCTGGATGGCTTCCGCAAGGCCCTGGTTCAGCCCGTGGCGCTGCAGAAGGCCGTACGAGACTTCCATGCCTCGGCCGACGCCGCCCGCCGCGCCGCCATGCGCGACCGCGCGCCCATGGAGCGCGAGCTGGCCGACCTGAAGCAACGGCTCCAGCGCGCCACAGACGCCTACATGGGCGGCGCCATGGAAATGGATGACTATGCCGCCGCCACCCGGCCCCTGAAGGCCAGGCGCTCGGCACTGGAGGCCCAGCTGGCCAGCGCGGCCGCCGCCGACATCGAGGCCGCCGGCGCACCGATCCAGCTGCAGCCGCAGGCCTTGGCCTTCTACCGCGAGGCCGTCGACCACCTGGAGGAAGCCCTGGAGGATCCCGACGCCGGCGAAGTCCGCGACGCCCTGCGCCGCATCATCCACCAGGTGGAATTCCAGCCCCGCGAAGGCATGGGCGCCTACGGACTCGAGGTGGCCATAGCGACAAAAGCCCTCCTCGGTTTCCCGAGGAGGGCTTTGGATGTCTTTGCTTTAGCTGCCACTCCGAAAGTATGGGGTGGCGATGGGTGCGGGGACAGGATTTGA